GATATTCTTTTGGATTCTCAGACCCTAGAGGTATCTTCGGATCACCAGGAGCAGCGTAATCATTAAATAAGAAAATTTATGTGGCCGGACATGTTTCGGCCACATTTAGTTAATAGAAAGAAAAAACCATGAAACAATTCACAGTTAATATTTGGGCATACGATCACTACGCAAAATTTAATGTTTATGCGGAAGATAATGCTATTTCTCTAGAAGAATCAATCCTTGACAAATTGGGAGAAAAGAGTATTAATTGGGAGTATCTCGGAAACAACTATAATAACGAGATTAATCGAATAACCTATGAGGAGGTTGTTAATGATACAAGACCTATACAAACAAAAAAGGTCCTTGGAGTTGAAGTGGCAACAGGAGCATCTGTCTAATGATAGATACACTCTTGAAATGGTCAGAATTGATGACAAAGTTAAAAGAGTCATTACTGACATTAAGCTGGAAGAAGCAGCTATTGCTCACAGACAAAATACTGTCGAAGGTTCTGCTCCACAAGTTTCTGTAGCTACTTAAGTACAAAGCTACATCGCTGAAATCGCACTTTCTTTACAGGCTCTCTTGCACTCTATTAAAAACTGTTGTACAAATACCACACTATACAAATTAAAATAAATTAAATGTAGACGCGTATAGTCGACATCCCTAGGGACTACATTTAAAATATCTAGGAGGATATTAAAATGGCAAACACAACGTTTAACGGACCGGTAAGATCGGAAGCTGGTCATAAAGTAATAACTAAAAATACAACTACAGGTGCTGTTTCAGAACATGCAACTTTAAATAGTGTATCAACTGGTGATGTTTCAAGTAATTCAGCAGGTTCACTTTTATTAAATGCAGCTGCTACAAACACATCAACTTTACAAACATACCAAGCAACTATCACAATTGCTAATGGTGCAACAACAGGTAAAGAAGCATCTATTGGAATGCCAGCAAATTTTATTCCAATGTGTGTTGCTCTTAATGTAACTACAGCAGCAACAAACAATGTTAATTTAGTTGATATTGGAGATGATGGAAATACAGATTCATACACTGACGGAATTGCAGTTGCAATAAACGCAACTGGTTTTAAAGGTGTTTTTGGTTGTAATGGTGTAAGAGGAATTACTGGATTAACAGGTGCAACTACAACTGCTGATGAAGTAGAAGTAGTAGTAAGTGGAGACCCAGGAAGTGCTACAGTTATTAGACTAACTTTTGTTGGTTTAGTATTAGCATAATAAATAATTAATGTGGGGTTTCGGCCCCACAGTTTCTTAATTAAGGAGGGAAACACATGGCAGATACAGTAACAGGACCAGAAGTCCTACAAGAAAATGACAAACGAGTAGTATTAAAAATAGTTGTTGAATCAGACGGAGACGGCAGCACAACAGTATTTTTTGATTCTTCAGCTAGATTAGTTAATGGCGCAGCATCACTTGGAACCTTACAAAGAATATGGTATTCATGTTCTCCAGGAGATGGTTCTGATTCGTTTGCGCGTTTAGATTTTGAAGATTCTGACGGCGATAGACCTTTATTGGGATTAACCGGCGCAGCCTATTGGGATTTTAGAGAGTTTGGTGGATTACCACCAAGCACTGATGCTAATACTAATGGTGATATTAATTTTGTTGTAGCGGCAGCCGCTGACGCTGGCAACATGTACACAGCAATAGCAGAATTTATTAAAACACCTACATAGGAGGGTAACTAATGGCCAATACAACTTCAGGCACAGTTACTTTCGACAAAACTTTTGCAGTAGATGAAATTATTGCAGAAGCATATGAGAGAATAGGTTCACAAGTAACATCTGGATATCAATTAAAAACAGCAAGACGTTCTTTAAATATAATGTTTCAAGAATGGGGTAATAGAGGTTTGCACTACTGGGAAGTAGGGGAAGCTGATATTGATCTTGTTGAGGGCCAAGCTGAATATAAATTTTTTAGATCATCTGGTGATGGCACGAGTGCAACTACAAATCCAGCAGATACTTATGGTGTAGCGGACATTCTTGAATCAACTTTAAGAGCAGATAGAACTGCAGTAGATCAAGCAGACTCTGCAATTACAAAAATAGACAGATCAACTTATTCATCGTTATCTAATAAATTATCTAAAGGAACACCTTCAAAATATTTTGTGCAAAGATTTGTAGATAAAACAGTTGTTACACTTTATCCAACACCTGATTCATCTAATGCATCTAAAGCAGTTCATATTTATTTTGTTAAAAGAATTCAAGATGCTGATTCAACTTATACCGATGCAGCAGACGTGCCTTTTAGATTTGTACCATGTATGGTTTCAGGATTAGCTTTTTACCTAGCACAAAAGTTTAATCCACAAGCAACACAACAATTAAAATTATATTATGAAGATGAATTTGCTAGAGCATTATCAGAAGATGGTTCTTCTACTAGTGTACACATAACACCAAAAGTTTATTACCCAGGAACATAATGGCAAGAGGAAAACATTCAAAAGCAATATCAGACAGATCAGGCATGGAGTTTCCATATCTTGAAATGGTTAGAGAGTGGAATGGTTTTTTAGTACATAGATCAGAATTTGAATCTAAACACCCACAATTAGAAATAAGTTCTAAAAAAGGAGATGATCAAGGTTTAGTTGATGTAAGACCAGATAGAACTGAAAGTGAAGTCGCAAGACCCTTGGGACCTAATCCTTTTGAAACGATTGCAGCATCATCTGGTATTATAAATGTATTTGAAAAATCTCATGGTAGATCAACAAGTGATACTGTAAGATTTAGAGGACCTATTTATACAACATCAGATCCAGATGCTTTTAATAATCCAGTTGGCTTTGATGGTGTTACAGGAGCTAATTTAGCAAAAGCTGCAGGATATTCTATTACAGTTGGCAAAAGAGATTCAAGCGGTAACATTACTAACACAGTAGATTTCTACCACTTTACTGTAGACACAAACACTGCTACAACAGGTGGTATATCAGGAGGAGGCAATAGTTGTTCGGCTGGTCCAGCAACATTGACAGCATAATATGGCAGGAATTAGTTTTTCAGATTTAAGAACACAAATAAGAAGTTACACAGAAGTTAGTTCTACTGTGTTATCAGATAGTGTTCTTGAGAATATAGTATTAAATGCAGAGTATAGAATTTTTAGAGACCTACCTTTAGATGCATATAGAAAAACAGCTACAGATAATTTTGTAGCTAATCAAGAACATGCTAATCTTCCAGCAGGAGCTTTAGTTGTAAGGGGTGTTCAGGTTGCAGATGGCACATCAACATTAACTAATCCTATATGGTTAGAAAAAAGAGATGTTACTTTTTTAGATGAATTTAATGGAGCAAGAGCCACTGGTAAACCTAAATATTATGCTATGCAAGGCGGAGAAACAGGTAATACAAACACAACTTCAGGAGCCCTTTTGTTATCACCAATTCCAGATACCACTTATGTATTTAAAGTTCATTACAATCGTATACCAGATAAATTAGAAGCAACAGATAATGAAACTAATTTCATTAGTTTGAATTTTCCAAATGGTCTGCTATACTGTTGTCTTGCAGAAACGTATTCGTTTTTAAAAGGCCCAGCTGACATGCTGCAATTGTATGAACAAAAGTACAAACAAGAAGTAGAAAAATTTGGAGGAGAACAAATAGGTAGAAAACGAAGAGACGACTATACTGATGGTACTATCAGAATACCAGTCAATTCACCAACACCTTAAAGGAATTAAATTATGGCATCAACATTTACAGATCTCGGTATAGAAAAAATGGCAACTGGCGAGAACGCCGGTACTTGGGGAGATAAAACTAATACCAACTTAGAAATAGTAGAAAAAGCAATTGCTGGTTATGTAGAAAAATCTATTGCAGGCGGTGCACAAACTACAACATTAACTATTCAAGATGGTGATTCAACAGAATCAACTTCAATTGCAAGACACGCTGTTATAAAATTAACAGGATCTATTACAGGCAACCAAGTTGTAACTGTACCTGATTCTATTGAAAAAGTTTTTATTGTAACAAATGGTACATCAGGTGCTTTTACTGTACAATTTAAAACTGCATCAGGATCAGGTGTTACTTTTGGAGTATCGGAAAAAACTACAAAATTATTTTATTCAGATGGAACTAATATTGTCGATGCAGGATTTAGTGGTGGAACTGATTTAGATGGTAAAGAATTAATCTTAGATGCTGATGGTGATACAAGTATTACAGCAGATACAGATGATCAGATAGATATTAAGATTGCAGGTGCAGATGATTTTAGATTTACAGCAAATACATTTACAGCTTTATCTGGAAGCGGTGTTGTTATACCAGACAGTGGCCTTACTTTAGGTAGTACAGCAGTTACATCAACTGCAGCAGAATTAAATTTATTAGATGGTGTTACTTCTACAACAGCAGAATTAAACATATTAGATGGAGTTACATCTACCGCAGCAGAGTTAAATATACTTGATGGAGCAACGGTAGTAGTTGGAGAAATAAATGCTTTAGATCTAGGATCAACAGCTGTAGGGACAGCTATTGCAAGTAAAGCAGTTATATTAGATTCAAACAAAGATTACACAGGAATTAGAAATTTAACATTAACAGGAGACCTTACTGTTGGCGGTGATGATATTACTATGGGTACAAATACTGCAGGTAATTTATTAGTTGCTGATGGTACAAATTTTAATTCAATAGCAGCAACATCATTATCAGAAATATCTACAGTTGCAAATGATGATGTTTTTATAGCAGTAGATACTTCAGGTGGTGGACTTAAAAAAATTGCACGATCAGCTATTGTAGCAGGACTTGCTACATCAGGTGCAATATCAAATATAGTAGAAGATACTTCACCTCAGTTAGGTGGTAATTTAGATACTAACTCTCAAAATATTTTAATAGATGATGCACATTTTATTGCAGATGAAAATGGTAATGAACAGATTATATTTCAAACAATAAGTTCAGCAGTAAACCAATTTGATGTAACTAACGCTGCAACAGGTAGTTCACCATCGATAAAAGCTACTGGTGGTGACACTAATATTGATTTTAATATAAGTGCAAAAGGCACAGGACATGTAACTGTTTTAGGTGATACAAATGCAGGTGCTATACAATTTAATTGTGAATCTAATTCACACGGTCAAATAATAAAATCTCAACCACACTCAGCATCTGTTACAAATGTTATGTTATTACCTGCTGGTGCTGATTCAACTTTAGTGTCTTTAGTTTCAACAGATACACTTACAAATAAAACTTTAACTTCTCCTAAAATAAATGAAGATGTTGCAGTAACTTCTACTGCTACAGAAATAAATGTATTAGACGGTATTACTGCTGTTGTAGGTGAACTTAATGCTTTAGATATCGGTAGTACAGCGGTTGGAACAGCTGTAGCAAGTAAAGCAGTTATATTAGATTCAAACAAAGACTATACAGGAATTAGAAACTTTACTATTTCAGGTGAAATAGATGCAGCAACAGGAGATTTTTCTGGAGCAGTAGATGTTGCAGGTGCAACTACAACTGCTGCCATAACTGCAAGCGGAATTATAAAAACAGATGATACTACAAATGCAACTTCTACAACTGATGGATCATTACAAACTGATGGTGGTTTATCTGTAGTTTTAGATGCAATTTTTGGAGATGATGTAACACTTCTTAGTGATGCCGCTGTACTTAAATTTGGTGCTGATGCAGAAGTTACTCTAACCCATGTTCACAACGATGGTCTATTATTAAACACTGATATGCAACTTCAGTTCAGAGATTCTGCTATCAACATTAGATCAGATGCTGATGGCGATTTAGATATTAACGCAGATGACGAAGTGGAAATTAATTCTACTTTAATTGATGTTAACGGAA